GTGCGGCGACGGATCTGCCGCCGGATCGTCGTCAGCCGCGCCCGGCTGTCGTCCGTGACCTCGACCACGGAGCGGGCGGCTTCCTTGGTCTCGTGCTGGGCATGACGCGCCTGCTCGAGTGCAGCGTCGAGCCGGGCCGAGGTGTCGCTCGCGTTGCAGGACGGGATCAACCAGGACATGATGCGCCTCCATCTCATGGGGCGCCCCCGTCACGGTCGCGATCTCTGCCGCGGCCCGTCCAGTCCATCAATCGGCGCGCGATGGCGTCGAGGGCCGAGGCGATGTTGCCGAGACTGTGACGTGCCTCGGTCGCCGCCTTGTCGACCTGATGCGACAGCTCGCCGATGGCGTGGCCGCGCCCCTCCAGCACGAGGCGGATGCCCTGCAGCGCCTCCTTCACGGCCTCCGTCTCGTCCCGGGCGCCCTCGATGGCCGTGATCAGCTTCTCGCGATCGGCGAGGGTGACGGCGTTGCAGGCCTTCAGGTCGTTGTAGAGCCCGCGGGCGACCCAGCAGGCGCCGAGGAACAGCAGGATGAAGACGATGCAGGTCGCGCCGAGGACGCCCTGGTTGAGGTAGACGCCGGCAGCATCAGCAGCGGCCTTTTCAGCGGGGCCCACCGGTCAGCGTGCGCCAAACAACGTGCCGAGGATGCCACCGAGCCGCGGCCCATCAGGCGCCACTGTCACCGGCGGGCTCGGCGCAGGGTCGGGCTCGCCGTTGTGCAGGCCGGTCCGCTCGGCCACGACACGCGCCTTGACGATGCCCTGGGCGGCGAGCGCGTTGCAGACGTTGAGCAGAATGATCAGGACCGGCGCGACCCACGGCGGCAGGAAGCCGAGGATCAGGCTCGCTGGGAACGGCAGGCCGTCCAGATTGCCCTGCCAATTCGTGGCGAGGTACTGGAAGATGCCCATCGCACCCAGCACGATCTGCCAGACCGAGGACCAGGTCACCCGGCTGCCCTGGATCGCGATGACGGAGCCCTGAGCCCGCAGATCCGCCGCGGTGGTGCTGGCCCGGGCCGGATCGATCCGGCGCCTGTTCGCGTCGTCGTCGAGCGCGGTCTTCGACTGCGGTCCCCAGTGCCCGTCCGGCGCGATGCCGGCCTGAGTCTGCAGCGCGATCAGGGCGCCGGAGGTCGAGGGCCCCCAGATCCCATCGACCTTGCCGACGCTGTAGTAGCCGAGGTCGCGCAGGCGCTTCTGGATCGCCTCGACCTCGTAGCGAGCGAGCGACTTCTCGGCCCAGGTGCCGGCGGTGACGGACATGCGATCGCTCTTCGGTTTGGCGGGGGTCGTGGGCGCCGGGGGTGACGCGGCGGTGGTGACGCCGAGCTCGGCCTTCGCCCGCTTCAGCGCGGCCTTGCGATCGGCCAGCCCGTTGGTGCCGCCGTTGATCTTCTTCGTGACCGCGACGACGTCATCGGCGTCGGCCAGGGCGTTCAGCCCGCGCGTGTCCCAGAACCAGAACGCCGCCATCAGCGCCCAAGGGAACTCCTCGAGCTTCTCGGGCTCGGCCTCGAAGTCGGGCGCTTCCGGGTAGCGACACTGGATCCAGGCGGTGAAGGCGCGATAGTTGTCCCGGCCGGTGATCTGGATCGGCCCACGCCCGCGATAGCGGCTGCCGTCGCCTGCTTGCGTGTTGCCGAGATCCTTCCGGCCCTCGTAGCGCTTCTGCGCCGCGGTCGGTCCCCAGACCTCCCGGACATACTTGAAGCCGGCGCTCTCGTGCGCGAGTTGCGCGAAGAAATGGGCCTGCCGCAGCGGTGTGGTCAGGCCGAACGGTGCGGCCAGCGGGTTGAAGCTTTCCGCGATCTTGGCAGCGAAGGGCGCGGTGCCGCCCGCGATCGCACGCAGCTGCGCGGCCGTGATGGTCCCGGTCATCGGGTTCTCGCAATGTCAGGAGGCACGGCGACCGGCCGGCTCGGTGGAACGACGGAATGCAATGGATGGGTGATGCGGCGAGAGCCGTTCACTGATGGTCGCGCATCTCTCTGAGCCCTGAGTCGTGCGACCGGCGGGCCGGCGCATTCTTCTTCCTTGCGCCCGGTCCGCCGTTAGTTCCTCACCGCCCCGCGAACTCGCAGAGCCCCAGCGCCACCGCGATCAGCCCGAGGAGCAGCGCGATCAGCGCGGTGACTGCGCCCGCGTCGCGCTCCCCATCCGTCTGTCCGCGCAGAGCCAGAAGGCCGCCACCGACGAGCAGGATCAGCGCGAAGGCCGCGAAGGCGAGAGCCGGGATGAGCATGGGGCCTCAGAACGATGTTGCGGCCCTGCTCGCGCGCCGCCCTATCTAGTGGCGGGCACACCGAGAAAGGATGCTCATGAGGATCGGACTGGCGCTGATCGCCCTCGCTGCCTCGGCTTTGCCGGCACTCGCGATCGAGGGGCGATACAAGGTCGAGGGGCAGAACCCAGGTCAGCCGCAGATCTACCGTGGCGAGGCGGTCATCAAGAAGACGGGCGAGACCTACAGCGTCGTCTGGCAGATCGGCTCGGGACGCCAGATCGGGACCGGCATTCTGTCAGGCTCCGTCCTGTCGGTCGTCTTTCAGGCCGCGAACGCCCCGGGGTCGGGTGGCGTGGCGAGTTTTGAGATCGCCGACAACAAGGTGACCGGCGGCAAATGGGCCGTCACCGGCGGCCAGACAGCTGGGACGGAGAAGTGGACGCTCGAGAGCGGGATCTGATCACATCGCCGGTCGATGCGGCTCAGTCGCTCTCCTCGGCGCTGAGGTGCGGCGTGACGGCGACAGAGCCGTGAAATTGCCGTTCCGCACTAGGGGTGTTATACCAGCGGGCGTTGATCATAACCGATAGGCCCAGTCGCGCAGTCCGATGGACATGATCATCCAGGGCCGCTCGATCAGGTTATTCCAGGCGCGGCAGCACTGGTCGACGATCTCCTCGTAGGAGGCAAAGATCCGATTGCCGAGCCAGTTGTCTCGCAGGTACTGCCAGACATTCTCAACCGGGTTCAGCTCAGGCGCTCGAGGCGGCAACGGCAGCAGCGTGATGTTGCCCGGCACTACGAGGTCGCCGGCGATGTGCCAGCCGGCACCATCGAGCATCAGCACGGCATGAGCCCCAGGATCGACCATGCTGCTGATCTCCTGCAGGTGCGCGTTCATCGCTGACGTGTTGCACCAGGGCATAACGAGAGCGGCGCCCTTTCCCTTCTCGGGACAGATCGCCCCGAAGATGTAGGCTGACTGCGTGCGCTGGTCGTGCGGCAGACGCGGGCGGGTGCCGCGGCGGGCCCAGAGCCGAGTGAGCGTGTTCTTCTGGCCGACCCGGGCCTCGTCCGACCACCACAGTTCGATGCGGGTGCCCGCTGGCAGCCGGGCTCGGATCGCCATCAGCTCGGCGGGGAGTGTTTTTTAAAGCTCTCCAATGCGGCCGGATCCTGGGCGTAATGCTGGGGGCGAGCCGACATCTTGGCAAAGCCGAGCCGCCTCAACTCACGCCCGACCGTGGTCTCATCCAGGCTCACGCGGAAGCGTTGATAAAGCCAGGCAGCCAAGTCCTTGCGCCGCCAGCGCACCACGCCGTGCCGATCTGGATCTGGCCCGCTCTCGACGATCTCGGCAAGCGCCTGACGCTGCGCTTGGTTCAGCTTGGGCGGATGGCCCGGCGCCTTGCGGTCGATCAGCCCGGCCGGGCCGTTGGCGTTGAAGGCCAGCACCCAGTCGCGCACCGTCTGCAGTCCGACCACGCCGATCCGGGCTGCGTCTGTCCGTGTGCCGCCATCGTAGATCTGTGCCAGAGCGAGCAATCGCCGGCTCTGGCCTGCGTCTCGGCTGCAACTGGCCAGCCGCCGCAAATCGTCGGCAGTGAAATCCTCACGCAGGGGCACGGCCGCGGACATGACGAACCCTCCCGGTTCGCCCCATCGAATCAGATCCGCTGCCCAATGCGAACCCCGTGAGTCTCAATCGGCGCCCGCTGGTATTAGCCCTCCGCTCATCCAATTCTCAGATGCTGATTCCTTGGCGGGGAATGGGCGATGATGAGCGTGCTTCGGCGGACATGGCCTACGGTCAAAGCGGCGCTGGCGATCGCCACCCTCGTCATCGCCGCCCTGTACTCAGCGGACCGGCTTGAACGTCAGGAACGCGCGGTTGCCCTGGCGAAGCGCGCAGACCCAGTCGTCACGGGCTCAATCATCCCGGTCGTAGTGCAGAAGACCAAGCATTGATCTGACTGAAGCTGGTCTGCGCGAAGTCGAAGAACGGACGGGCTTGGTGCGCGTTGTGCTTCCCAGAGCCCGGGAGGCGCGCATGATCCGTAAGCTCATTCCATCGCTCCGGGCCGCGAAGGCTGAAGGCGATATTCCGCATCCGGATGGCGCAGCGGAGATGAGGCTGCGAGACGTGGTCGGAGAGTTCCCGCCCATGCATCCGCTGCTGCCGCCTGCGCCTGAGAATGACGATCTCTCGCAAGCAACCTACGAGCTTGTTGAGCACGATCTGCGCGCGGCCGGTTTTCTCCGCTGACCACTGAATCGTCCCAGCAACAGCCGGAAACCATAATGCGCTGGCACGGCCCGATCGGCGGGCGTACCCAGATGACGGAGCCGCTAGTACCCCCAGTGGCTCCGGTAACTCCCGACTCACGGCGGCCCGCCTAGGCCGTCGTTTTTCGTTGTGCGGCGTGCCGGCGCGCGTCCTCGATGAGCTACTTGTTCTCGGTGTCGCCGGTCTTCCGAGTGTCCTGCCCGGCCTTGTCGTCGGGCTGCTTCACTTCGAGCTTGGTGGTCGAGCCGCCGCTGTCGCCCGGGCGGAGCGTGTGCGTCGCGCCAGAGATCCGGTAGGTGCCGTCGATGCCAGCGCGCGCGCCCTGGAGGATGCAGGTGCCCTCCGCCCGGGCGCGGGGCTCGATGTCGATCTCGATCGTGCCGCCGCCCTTGTCGCGCTCGGCCTCAGCCTTCCGACCCTCGCCGCGCGTCTTAGCGTCATCCTTGTCGGCGCGCTTGCCGCGGATCACCGAGGAGGCACCGCCCGAGGATCCGCCCTCGATGTCGACCTTCTCCTCGAAGAACTTGGCCGACTTCCTGTCGAAGCCGCCGACCCGGACGTCGCGGAAGACCTCGCGCGCGTCCGTCGGCTCGATGTCGACGTTGAGGAGGTTGCCCGGGTTCGTGGCGTAGATCGTCGGCAGGGACTGCCCCGACGGCGTCATGCCCTTGCCGCGCTTGGCCAGGACGGCCTTGTTGCCCTGGATCTTGAAAGTGGCGCCAAGTTCGCGCGAGAGGCGCTGCCCCTCGTGCAGGAAGTCGCGCCCCTCCGGGCCCCACCAGGGCCGCTTAATCTTGGCCAGAGCCGGATCGATCTTGATTTCGGAGAGGCCCGCCCGCTTCGCGAAGTCCTTCAGATACTCCTCGAGGGTGGCATCCTCCTTGGCGAAGTGCCGGCCCTCTTTGGCGCCCTTCTCGGCGTCGAAGCCTTTGGCCGAGAGGATGAGCCGGCCGCCGTCGCCCTTGGCGAAGGAGAAGCGCGGGCTCTCGGTCTTACCCTCGAACACAGGCTCGCCCATGATGATGACCCGCATCATCGCGCCCTTGCGCGGCATGATGATCCGGCCGTCGTCGGCAAGCGTAATTCGAGCGGTGTCGCTCGTCGTGCCGGCTTGGTCCTGGACCTCCAACTCCATCACGTAGGGGTTGAAGCGCGACGTGGCGTTGATGCCGTCGATCGTGACGGACCAGTCGATCGTCAGGGGCATGGGCTCAATCGAACAGCGAGACGGCGGGCGCCGTGGTGCGGCTCTGCTCCGTCACCGGCGGCAGATCCGGGATTGTCACGAGCGTGCCGAGCGGCAAGAACGGGCCGAGAGCCGCGAGGCTGGGGTTTAAGGCGAGCGTCTCGGAGAGCCGCGCCGAGGTCGCGCCGCGGCGCTTGCCATGACGCCAGAGTAGCAGCTCCGTCGTGATGCCGTAGCCCGCCACCTTTACGGTCGTTGCCATCGCGTCACCCGAACAGGCTGATGAGAGCCGAGAGCATGTCAGAGGCCTGACCCGTCCCGGGCTGGCCGACCGGAACCAGCTTCAGTTCGTGCTGGATCTTCTGCCCGACGCCAGCCGTGTGCGGCCCGATCTCACTGTGGCTCTCGCTGACGCTCTCGATGGCGTAGAAGCCGTAGACCGTGCCGTCGCCTCGCGTGACGAAGACGGACTGCCCAGAACGCCGGAGCGAGTGCGCGAGCTCGATGCTGGAGAGGCCGCCGATCGCGTTCCGGTTGAACGGGTGCAGCGTCCCCTTCAGCGTCAACGTCTCCTCGCCCTCGCCGGTGAACTCGCGGTCCGGCCGGCGGCCGAGCAGCTCCTTCTTCGCCCAGGACGCGGACGCCTCGCGGGTCCACTCCTCGATGTTGTAGGGACGGCGCGAGATGGTGAGCGGTCCGACCTGCCAGAGCATCAGCCCATACCCTGCGAGGAGAAGGAGCCGGAGAGGGCGGAGGCGACCTTGCCAGTGCGGCCCATGGCACCGCCCGCGTTGGAGGCGGCCGCGGCCAGCCGGTCCACCTTCGCGGCAGCAGCGCCGGCCCCACTATCGATCTGAGAGATCAGGCCGATCGCCTTCATCAGCTTGTCGATCAAACCGTCTACCGGTGCCGTGTTGACCGTCGGCGCGATGGTCTTCTGTCCGACCTCGTCGATCTTGGTGCCGAGATCTTGGAACTTGGTCTGGGCCCCATCCACAGCGGTGGCGTCGAGCTCGATCTTTTTCGGCCCAAGCACCTCGTCGATGTTGCCGATGTTGCGCGGCAGGCTGCCCGGCCGGGTCGGTGGCAGTGGGGTCGCCGAAGGTAGCGGCTTGTGGCCGGAGATGTCCGAAGGGAACGCCTGCTGCCAACTGGCGACGCCTGGAGTGATGGCGCTGGGCGAGCCCTGGATCGGCGCAGTCGGGTCGGTGCCCATGCGCAGCGGCAGCTTGTTCGGCACGTCGAGCGCAGCACGGTTGCCCTTGATGTACTCCAGGGCGCGCCGCTCCATCTTGAGCTGCGTCTCCTGCGACCGGACCGAGCCCTCAATGCGCTCTTGCGAGTAGCCCTTGTCCGCGAGCGACTTGCGCGTCTTGGCGATGGATTCCTCCATCTCCTTGATCCGCGCGACCTGATCCTCTCGGTCTTTGTCGAGCCAGGCCTTCTTGTTCTCGCGAAAGCGCTCGGCGATCACGCCGCCGGCCTCACCCAGGGCGCCGGAGACACCGCCATCCTGATAGGCCTTATTGACCCGCTCCATCGCAATCGCGATGGTCGTGAACTCCTCGCCCAACTTGCCAAGGTCCGAGCTCGCACCGAGCGAGTCACCAGCGCGCGCGGCGCCCTGGATAAAGCGCTGCCACGAGTTGGCGAGACGGTCGACAGCGGCCTGCGAGTCCTTCGTGACCTGCACGAGGTCACGGATGACAGAGCCGGCCGAAGAGGTCTGCAACGTCTCCGACAGCTTCTGCCACTCGCCTTTGTAGGTGAGTAGCGCGCGCACGCCGCGGCCGAACTCCTGGTCGGCGATGAGGTTCGGCAGCTTCGACAGATCGCCCTTGGTCGCCTTCTGCGCGGCCTCCTCGAACACCTCAATGAGGTTGCGACCCTCCTTGCGGCCCTTCTTCATCGCCTCTTCAAGGTCGACGCCCATCTTCTTGAACTTCTTTGCCGTCTCCTCCGACTCCATCTTCTGGAAGATGTTCGTCAGCGAGGTTGCCGCCTCCTCGGTGGTGCCGGTGCCCTTGCGGATGACCTGCAGCATGGCGACGACGTCGGCGAGGCCTTTCTCGGCCTTCATGCCGACAGCGGATGCGGCCGGGGCGAGGCTCGGGATGTAGCGAGCCATGTCCTTCAACTCGAACTGCCCGGCCTTGCCGCCCGCGACCATGATGTCGAAGGCGCCTTGCATCTGCTTGCCGGCGATGCCGAAGTTCGTGCTGACCGAGTCGGCGGTCTTGGCGATGTCCTCGACCTCGGAGCCGGATGCCGCGGCGGTCCGGGCGACCGACGGCAGGAAGTATAGTCCCTCCTTCAGGCTGCGGCCTTGCGCTACGAGCGATTCGAGGCCTCCAGCCATCTTGTCGATGGGCGTCGCAGTCTCCTGCGCCAGCCGGTGCAGGCTGCCGCCAAGAGCATCGATGTCAGTCCGGCTGGCGTCCGCCGTCTGCCCGATCATGGTCAGACGACGATCGAACTGGGCGGCCTGCTTGTACGCGCCAGCAACACCGTAGGCGCCGATGGCGCCACCAAGCGGACCAAGGGAACGCGCCGGCCGGCCGGCATCGCGCACACCCCCAGCAAGTGCGGAAGTGGCCCCACCGCCCTCACGCTTGGCTCGGCGCTCCGCTCGGGTCTGCCGATCGAGCGCATTCGCTGCCGCCTGCGCGCGCGTCGCCAGCGTCGATTGCGCCGTGGCGAGCGTGGTCGTGGGGACACCGAGATCCGCGAGGGCGCGCTTGAGGCGCACCGCCGCCGCCTTCTCGGCATCCATGTCGCGTGCCGCGGACCGGACGGCGGTCTGAGCGCGCCTCTGATCGCGCTCGAGATCGCGGACCGCCTTGCGGGCGGCCTCAATCTGCTGCGCGATGCCGCCGGACCGGGAAAAGCTACGGATGCCGTCGAACTGCGCGGCAGTCTTCCGAGCCTGCTCCAGTGCCTTGCTGAGCCGCTCGACATTCTCACGCGCGCCGCTGAAGGCGGTCCGGGCTTCCCCGAACGACTTCATGCGACCCTGAAGTTGCGTCAGGAGTTCGGCCTGACGCCGGGCCTCCTGCATCTCCTTCGTGAGCTTGGCGAGCCCGGAGCCGGATCCGACCTTGCCGAGATCCTTGCCCGCCTCGGCCGCGCCCTTGAGCGCGCCCGCCATGCCCTTGGCCGGACCCGAGACCTCGTCGGTCAGCTTGGCGATGAGGTGGGCGGTGCGTGAGGCCATCGGGTTCCCGTCAGGCTTCCTGGCGCGCCGCTAGGCGCGCGGCCTCATGGTGCCAGGCCACGAGGCTCGACCAGCGCTCGCCGTAGAGCGCCGGGATGGGCGTGTTCAGGAAATGGGCGACATCGGCGGCGACGCCTCGCCACTCTCGCCAGACGGATCGCCCTTCGCGAAAGGGAGCAGGATCTCGGCGAGCGCCTCCATCTCGGAGGCCTTGATCTTGCGCACCGCGTCCATCGGCCAGCCGGTCTCTGCGGCCAGCATCGCCATCAGTGCAGCGGTCTCCGAGCCCGTCGAGGCGAGCGACACTTCATGGGCCGCGATGCCGCCCAGCGTCGGCTCGTCGATGTCGATGACCGCGAACTGCCGTTCGCCGAGGATGATGGGCTTTTTCAGCGTGACGGTCGGCATGATATGCGATCTCCGGTTGGGCCGACGCTGTCGGCTGAGGAGGGTTCTTGAGACAGATATCGTGCGCGTTTGGGCTGCTGTTCGCAGCGCTGTGGCTTGCCGGTCCCGCTCTTGCTGTCGAGCCGATCAGCGGCCGCGCCTCCGTCACTGACGGCGACACGCTTGTCATCCGAGACACGAAGATCCGCCTACACGGCATCGACGCGCCGGAGAGCGCACAGGTTTGTCAGGATGCTGGTGGAAAAGATTACCGCTGCGGTCAGAAGGCGGCGCTGGCCCTGTCGGACAAGATTGGCGAGGCGACAATCTCGTGTGAGCCGCGTGACACTGACCGGTACGGGCGGACTGTAGCCGTCTGCCGAAAAGGTAGCGAGGACCTGAACGGCTGGATGGTCGCACAGGGTTACGCCACCGCCTACCGGCGCTACTCTCAGGATTACGTCCAAGCTGAAGGCGAGGCCAGAACGCGGAAACGCGGGATCTGGGCCGGCACGTTTGACCCGCCCTCAGATTGGCGTCGTGCCAAGCGTGCTGGCGGGCTCGAGACCCGCCCCGAGATGCCGAAGGTTCCAGAACCCGCACCGGCGGCGCCGCCCGCCAGCTGTAAGATCAAAGGCAACATCAACGCCAAGGGCAACAAGATCTACCACGAGCCCGGGAGCCGCGATTACGAGCGGACCCGGATCAACGAGTCGAAGGGCGAGAAGTGGTTCTGCTCGCCCGCCGATGCGGTGAAGGAAGGCTGGCGGCCCGCTCGGTGAGACCTTACGCGACCCTTCCGCGTTGATGGTCCCCAGTCTGGGCACCGCGGCGCCGAAGGGTCGAAATGCTTGAGGTCTCCATCGTCTTCATTGTCTGCGCCATCGGCTTGGTCGCGGCCTCTGCAGGGCTGATCTACGTGCTGAAACAGCCCTGACCGCAGACCACCGCTGGTCAGATCCCCAGCGCCCGCCGCGTCGGCGCGAACCAGTCCTGGCCGCCCGAGCGCGCCACGTTCTCGTCGTCATCGACGTAGAAGATTTCCTCGCCATCGATGACGAGCTCGTAGTGCGAGACCTCAACGATGGTGTGGTTGCACTTCATCAGCTCGCCGGGCGAGTTCTCGTCCGGCTCCCAGGTGCTGACCACGCCCTCGATGATGGCGCGGGCCGGCACCACGCCGCCGCGGCGCACGCGCACCGAGCCGGCGAAGACCCACTTGTCGAAGGTGCCGGCCGCGAGCCCGAAGTGCCGCAGCGTGTCGAGGTCGAAGCCCGCCGTCGAGAACTTCGGCTCGAGCGCCTCGATCTGCGGGAAGCTGAGATTAAGGCTCATCACCGAGCCGCCGGCCATGTGCTCGGAGGTGCGCCGTGTGAGTGCCGGCATCGCCATGCTCTGGATGATCTTCTGGCGCGACGACTCCGGCTGGTCGGCCCGGCGCACGTCGATCGCTTCCATGATGTAGGGGTACTGGATGGCCATTGCGGCGCTCCTTCAAGCGGGGATGGGAGACCGATGGCCGGTCAGAGGATGGCGGAGGCGTTGATCCGGGCCGCGATGTCGGCAACGAGGTCGACCACGGCCTGCCGGTAGCGGCGCACGTTGCGCTTGGCGACGCGGAAGACCGGGGCCTCCTCGATGCCGAGATCCACGGTGAGACGGCCCAGGCGCACCTGCTCGGCCGAGTTCTGATCCGGCTTGAACTCGGTCTTGTAGCCGAGGATGTCGCTGGCGGCCTTGTGGTCGCGCAGGTTGAACTTGAGCGAGTTGATCCAGGCCTCGGCGTTCGAGGCACTGACCTTGCGGCCCAGGAACTGGCGGGTCAGGCGCATGTGCTCGACGTCGATGCAGTCAGCGCCGCGCACCTGATGGATCTGCTGCCAGACGTCGCCGTCGGTGGCGCAGTTGTCGGTGCCGATGAAGACGAAGCCGCCATCCGCGATGGCGCCATCGATGTCGGTCTCACCGCGCACGACGATCGAGACCTCGGCTGCGAGCATCTGCTGACCATCGACCGAGCCGTCGCGCAGATCGAAAGGGATGTCGCGCGAGGTGCCGACGAGGCCGTAGATCTGCCGGTTGGCGAAGGGCTCGAACGGCTTACCCCCGTTGCGGAAATCGTTCGCAGTGATGAGACCGAGGATGCGGGGCGCCATCGGGCGGGTGATCACCGCGATGCCGTCGGTGTCGAACACGCGCGCTGCCACGCCGACGGGCATAATGCGCTCGGAGCCGATGTCCTCGCGCGAGTCGATGGCATTGGCGCTGCTGGAGTCGTCGACGTCCACGACCGCGATGGCGAGCAGGGCCGCGAGCACCTCAGGCAGGGCCGCGATGACCGGATTGGCAGTGCTGCCAACGCGCTGCGCAGTGTAGCCAGGAACGCCGACGAGGCGCGGGGTGGCGTTGATCTTAGCAGGCGCCGCCTTCAGCGCCTGCAGACCGGCGATGATGTTCGCCTGGGTCGCCGCGAGCTTCGCAGCTGCATCCGTCAAGACACTCTCGGCACAGCGGATCACCGTGATGTCCGCGGCCTGCGAGCCGGCCGCGATTTGTGCGTTCACAGCGGCGACGGCGTCGGCGAGGTACCCCGTGCCGAGCTTCGATGTGAAGGCGGTGTCGCCCGACGAGAACCGAACCGCCTTGTAGGAGGTCGGGTCGCTCGAAACGCCAGCCGGGAACAGCGTGGCATCCGCGCCGGTCGAGGTCGAGACGACGGCGATCTTGGAGAAATTGACCGGTCCCAGCGCGAGCGGCTCGTCCGAGAACCGCTGGTCGATGGTGCCGAAAACGGGGGCGGTGGCCATAGGTGTGTCCTCTCAGGCGAGATAAAGGGCGGCGCGCCGAGAGGCGGACCGGGGAATGAAGAGGTGGTGGGGTTCGTCGCCTAGCGGGTGACGCCCTGATCGACGACGAGCGAGCCGGCGGCGATACGCGTGATCGCGCCAGCCTTCTCAGCGAGGGCATCGATCGCGTAGGTGGCGGCCGGTATGCCGCGGATCTTCGCGGCAGGGACGACGAGCGAGATCCGACGAGAGGCGACGTTGACGTTCAGCGTTCCTGCGGTCGAAGAGAACTTGACGCGCACCTTCTCGGGCAAGGGCGCGCCGGCGCCATCAACGTCCGCCAGCCGCATGCGGATCTCGGCGCCTGCGAGGTCATAGCTGAGATCGGCGAAGTTCGCGGCGATACCGATCTTCGTCCATTGCGCGGGCAGGAAACTGCCCAGCGTCGGAGCTGCGACCGCCGCTACATAGAGATCGCCCCCGTAGACGACAGCCGAAGAGGCTCCGTACTGCGTGGCGCTGCTCCAAGGCGGAACAGTCGTCCAGGGTGTCGTGCCGATAGCCGGCAGGACGAAGCTGGAGGTCCAGTCGGCGTTGGTCGCCTCGCGAAGCGCTAGAGTGACCAGAGGCGCGCTCATGGCCTCAGGCCGGGAGCCCGAGCTTGATCGTCGCCGCGCGCTCGGCCGTGAGGATGCCAAGATGCGCGCAGAAGTCGATGCCGCCGATCACGGCCGGATCGGCCACGTCGACCTCGGTCAGGCGCGGATCGTCGAGGTCGCCGAACAGGATGTCGAGGACGCGCTTGTTCTCGACCTGGATGGCATTGTCGCCCGTGTAAGCCCGGGCGTCGGCGATCGCGAGGCGCTCCTCGACGGTCCACTGTGCCTTAAAGCGGATCGGCGTCATTACGGTGCGGCGCGGCGCCGGGTCGGGCTCGCCATCGCTCTCGACCGCGAAGTCGAAAATGCTTCCGGCCGATATCAAGCCGAGATCGGTCTGCCACGCCCGATAGGTTTCGTCGTAAACCGGCAGGGTTGCGCCAGCCTCGACTTTGGTTTCGCCTTGGACAAGGTAGTATTTGAGAGCCATGGAATTTGCCTTTCGCGCACGAGCACAGCTCCGGCGCCTCGTGGCGCCGGGTTTCAGGCATCAGCCTTGATCGGGGAGGGCGGGCTTAGGGCTGGATGCCCTTGAGCACGGCCATGTTGCCTGTCACGCTCATTTTCTGCCCTGGAAGCGCCGCCGCGCTCTGATCGACCTGCAGGGGCTTCACGAAGTTAAGGCGAGTCGCGATGCCGCCGAGGATCTGCACGGCAACCTGCGCCCCCTTCACCGCAGCAGCCTGCGCCACGCCGATTAGTGAGCGCTTCTGCACGAGGGCATTGACGATCGCGAGCGAGCCGACGGCGTAGACGATGAAGGCATTCCCCGCCAGCGACGCCGCGTCCGCAAGCGTAGCGAGCGGCGTGGCAAGCGTAGCGCTAATCAGGGTTGCCACGGAGACGGGGAACAAGGTGCCGCTGTCTTTCTGCGCGTAGACGCCCGAGACAAGGCCAAAGCGGACGCCGTAAGCCGTGGAGGCCGCGCCCTCGACAACGAGCAAGAGGTCGCCGTTCTGAAGCATTGTCGCGTAGACGTAGCCGTTACCGGACGTAGTAGCGCCGTTCACGGTTGGGGCAGTAGCCGCGACGAGCGCGTTGCCGTCCGCGCCCACGACTCCCCAGCGCGTATAGCCGGCCGGAGGCGTGCCAGTGGTGGTAGATGCAGCCCAGAAGGTTAAGCCGCCAGGAAGCGCAACAAGAACGCCCACGACCGTGTTCGGATTGGTATCAAGGGTGTACTGCGTTCCGACCAAGATACCGAGGCCCGAATATTTGGCGAAGTAATGCCCGCCATTTTGCGCCAGACGAATACCAAGGCCGCCGTCCGTCAGAGCAATGGCCTGCAGGTTGAGCACGTCGGAGACCGTGACGCCGCCCTTGACCAGACCCGTTGCGAAATCGGGGACCGCGACCCCACCCACCTGAGAGTAGATCGCTAGGCGAACGAACATATTGCCAGACACGCCGCCCGACTGCCACACAACAGCAACGTTTCCGCTTGTGAGCGTGACAAGGCGGAGCAGCTCGGCATAGTAGTTATTGGGCTGGTTCGGCGCTGTGCCGACAATGATTGTGCTGCCCTGTTGAACGCCCGACGCATTAAAGAAAGCAAGCTTAACTTGAAAGCCGGTCGTCGTGTACCAAGCGACAGCATAGCCGCCGTTTTGCAGAGCCGTTAGCTGCATTGCATAGGCGCGGAACGTGTTAGTCTCAAGGAACACTTGAGACCCGACGAGAGCGCCGCTCGCATCATACGTCGTAACGCTCGGGAAGTTGTTCGTGCGCGACGTGAGACCGAGCGCAAACCCGCCCCCGGTGAGCGCCACCGCGTAGACCTTAAAGTCGATATTGCTCGTCGCATCACCGAGCGCCAGCTTAAGCGACCCAGCGACAAGAACACCCTGCGGGGTGTAAATCGACCCGATGATAAAGCCACTATTAGCGCCAGAGGTCGCGAGGCTAAACACCGCGACGTTGCCATTCGTCAGCACACAGGAAGCCGCGAACGCAGGCGCCTGCCCCGCGAAGGGGGAGATCGTGGCCATTTGCAGAGACATCATCGCGTCAGAGGCAAGGGCGAGCGGGCGCAACGACGCCCCAGGCGCAGCCGGGTCGGCCGCCCAGTAGGCGAGGGCGTCGCCGCCCTGAACGATGAGGTCGCCCTTTGCGATGGCCTCGCCGGCCGTGATCGAGGCGACGGCGCTCGGCAGGCCGGCGGAGGCGTTGGCGACGGCCTGCGCCGAAGTCGTGGCGAGGAGGGCGAGCTTCGAGGAATAGCGACGCATGGCGGATCAGCCCTCCTTACGACCGATGAGCTGCGCCGAGATCGGGCCGCTCGCGGTGACAAACAGCTTCCAGCCCGCGCCGATCTTGATCGGCTGGATAAGGGAGTAGCCGCGCCCCTCAACCGAGTGCGAAGGATGGATCTTGTGCGCCTGGGTCGGCGCCTCGCCCTTGGTCAGGTAGATCGCGGAGATCACCACCTCGGCATCGCTGTCGTTGCAGAGGTTGAGCGTGTAGGTGCCGGCGGAGGCCGCGGGCATACCATTGGCACCGTTGCCGGTGACATCGGTTTGCGTGTTCGCCGACAAGTAAGTCGGGATCAGCTCGGACAGATCAGCCATGGATCGGCGCGCCTCAGATCATCGCGTTGAAATAATCGGGGGTGACGTTGGCCTTGATGCCAGCGGCGATCATGGCGGCCACGCCTGCGGGCGTCGTGCCGAGCGTGGCGTCCGTGCCGGCCAGGTGCTCGGTGAGGGAGGCGGCCGCAGTGCGCCAGCCCGTGGCATCACGGCGGTAGGCCACGGCGGTGTCCGCCGCCCGGGCGCCGGCGGCGATCGCCGCGTTGATGTGCAGCCAGCCGTCCGAGACGTTGCGGTAGATCGCGACCGTGCCGGCGCGCCCCGCCCAGACGCCACTTGCGCCGGCCGGGACGAGGTACTTGTCGCCGACGGTCGGCGACGCCGGAGGAGCCGTCGTGGTCGCGCTCTTGACCGCGAAAAAGTCGGCCGCAGAGAGCACAAAATCCCGCGTGGCATAGACCGCAGAAGGGTCGAGCACGATGGTGAGCGCCGAGACCGAGCCCACCTGCATGATCGCGGTGATCGGCGCATCGAACGAGGCGCCCTCGGCGACGAGCGGCTTGTAGGTGTCGGGATAGCGCCCGATCGCGAACAGGGCGCCGGCGGCGTCGATGATCGCGATCTCGCGGATGAAGAAGCCCGCAGTCGCCGCCGGGATCACACCGACCGCGCGGGCCCAGGGCGGGTTCAGCGGGTCCTGCTCCAGGGTCTCGAGCGGAACCCGGCAGACCTCGTGCACGAGCGCCGTCTCGGCGCCGGTCGGGGCGTAGGGCGTGCCGTTTGAGTCGCCGACCGCGAGGCTCGCCAGGGCGATCGGCGCGCCGCCGGCGAGCGCTACGGCGAGTTTGGCCGCGCCGATCGTGGTGAGTTTCATGCCGTAATCGGGCATCGGCCAGTCCTCAGGTGTAGGGGTAGGGGTAGAGGACGGTCTTGCGTGCCGCTCGGCCGATGACGGCCGCGACGCCCAAGCCCGCCAGCGCCGGCGTGTCGCCGGGTGTGCTCGGGCGGATGACGAGGCGGCGCACGCCAGCGCCGTAGCTGACGGCGGCGAGGAGCGGCGCGACCGCCACGGGCGGCGGCGGCACGATCGGCAGCAGCGTCGTGCGGGTGATCGAGCGCGTGGTCGCCGCCATCAGCAGCGGCGCCTCGCTCTGGAGCGCGACTTCCAACTCGAAGACCCGGCTCTTGGGTTTCGAGCGCTTCACGGCTTCACGAAGCTGAGCGAGCAGCTTGAGGTCGAGGATCGGTCCGGAGCCGTCGGCGTGCACGCGCACCCGCAAGGTGCCGCGCCGCGCGGGCGGGGTGCTCTCCCACCATTCCCGGATCGTGGTCTGTGCGCCGAGAGCATCGAGCGCCAGGCGCACGGCAAGCCGCGTGCCCTTGCGCCGGTGCACCTCGGGCGAGGCCGCGATCACCCGGCGCTTCGTGGCCTCGGACCAAGCCTCGTCCCAGACGTCAACCGAGAACGACCACGCCAGCCAGGGCAGGAGCGGCGATGGACAGGTGGCCGGATTGACGATGGTGCGGATAATGTCGGGATCTAGAGCCGAAGCCCGGATCCATTTCTCATCGGCCAGCACCTGCTCGAGCGTGGTGCTGCCGCTGGGCAGGAGGTCCCGGCCAGCGAACAGCCCGGAGGCGCTCATCGCCAGCTGTCCTCGGTGACTTCGGCCGTGATCACGATCGAGGTGCAGAAGCCAGCACCCTTCGAGCCAGGGTCGATATCCGCAACCGGCTCGGCGAGCTCGATCTCCTCCACGTCGGTGATCTTGGCCGCGGCACCGATACCGAGACGCTGGACGACGCGTCCGATGCGGCGACGGGCTGCAACGTAGGCCTCGACACGCGTACGCGCCTCCGCCCGCAACGGCTCCGGATCGGCCCCGGGCGCGTGCCGGATCACCATCTCGACGGCGTAAGGTGTGATCGCGGCCGACTCGATCGTGACCTTGTCGCCGATCGGTCTCACCTCTTCCTTGTTGAGTTGCGCCGCCACGGTCGCGAGAAGCGCATCGGAGGGGGTGCCGTCACCGTCTCTAGCAAGCAGCACGATCAAAACCTCAGGCGCGAGCACTGCCGAGCCGTCGGCGTAAAGCGCTGCGTCCTCCTCGCCATAGCAAGCCGCGTCGAGTACGGCGGCTCGGTCGGTCTCCAGCGCCTGGTAGACGTAGGCGCCCTCGGGGCCGGCGGTAGAACGCGCCTCCAGGGAGAGCAGCGCGCGAGCCCGGAAGGTGTCGTCGTTCTCGTAGCCGGCCGCGGCGCCGGTGCTGGGATCGGAGGGGGTGACGAGTAGGCGCGCCACGCCGTAGAAGGTGGCGGCAAGGTGATCGAGGTCGCCGGCCGTCGCTGTGGCGATCAGGTTGGCACGCACCGCTTCGTTGATGCGCTGACGGATCAGCAACTCGAAGTAGCTGTCCGTCTCCTGGCCGATCCGAAGCGGCTCGGTCTCCAGGGTGAGGACCACGCCAGCGACATCGCTGAGGCCGGCCGCTGTCAGGCGGGTGGCGAGATCTGCAAGGCGAGCGTCGAGCACCTGCTGGTAGGTGCTTGGATCGATCGCGGGCGGCGGCGCGAGGCCAGCGAGGTTCGGAGCGACGAAACGGGTCATTGAATTACGCCGCGAGCGCCATGGTGGTCAGCGATCCCGCGCCATTCACGCCGACGCCGATCAGGGCTGGCTCTTCGGTCAGATCGCCGAGGTGCCCACGCGGACGGTAGGCGACCTCCATGACGAAGGAGACGGCGCCGAGCCGGATCTCCTCCACGGACGGTGCGACCGAAACCTTCACGACGCGCAAGCGTGGCTCCCAGATTGTGATCGAGAGCGCGAACACGGCCGCGGCCAGCGCCAAAATATCGGGCGTCAGCTTGCGGCCGAGCAGCCGGCGCATGCCGCCGCCGAAGTGACGCAGCATTACGCGCTCACCGATCTCGGTCTCGAAGATCACGTCGACCGACTGCAGGACATGCTCCCAGTCCGAGAGCAGCCGCCCGGTGACGCGATGGATGCCCGCCGAGGCCATGACAGCGTCAACGGGCCTTGCGCGGCTTAGCGGCAGTCTCATCGACCGTGAGCGTGTCGGCGGCGACTGGCGTCTTCTCGATGCCGTCGCCGGGATCGGTCTTCATCTGGCCGAGCGTCCGGTTCTCCGGCTCGTCGGATGCATTCGGGTCGAGCGCCGGCAGCGCAGCGCGCTCCTCATCGGTCAGGTCCAGCGGCTTGCCAGTCATGTCGCCGACGGGATGATCGCGGGTCTCGCCCGCGATGACGATCTGCTCGTTGGCATCGTCTATGGTGCTGGAGATGCCGCCGTCTTCCGACGCAAACGTGATCCGCCCCATGTCATGCTCGTACATGGCCTGCGCCTCGGTCAGGCGGACGACGTCGCCGGCCTTCGTGCCGTGCGGGAACACGGCGAGGTTGGCGCCCTCGCCGATGCGGTATGCGGTCTTCGTCATTGTGGATCTCCGCGATCAGGCGTCGGGGTCGCCGGTCTTGCCGGCACCAGGCATCACGCCGCCGTGGACGTGGTTCTTGCCGATGTTCCGGTCATCGTGCTTGAGCCCACCGGCCTTGAAGGTAGTGCCGGCGCTCGCGAGCTCGATCGACGCGCCGCTCGTCTTCTGAATGATGCCGTCCTTCGTGATCGTGTGGCTGACGCCATCGACCGTGTGAACGATCCCGTCCTTGCCGAACTTGTAGGAAGTCTTGTCACCCCAAGAATAGGTGACACCGTCCTTGTTCGTGACCTTCTTGAACTTGTCGCCGTAGGTCTCGACGTGCTCCTCGAGGTTCTCGGAAGGCGCCTTGTTCTGGTCGGAGAAGCCGCCCTTGGGGACCAGGAAGCCCTGGCGCGGGTCGCCGTCCGGGCAGATGGCGAAGACGATCTGCCCCTTGGGCATCGGCTTCCAGCTCTTGGCTGTCCCACCCTCCTCTGGGTGCGGGAACCACGGGCTCGGAACGGCCTTGCCATCCTCCTCGGCGAACTTGACCTGGTAGCCCTTCTTGCCGTCGACCTGCTCGACCGTGCCGACGCGCAGCATATTGGCGTTCTTGTGTTCGACCTCGGCGAGGCGCTGTCCCAGCCGGATCACCTCCCGCAGGAGGTCGTCGAAGTCGCTCACGGCGTCGGCTCGGCTTCCAGGATGGTAGTGCGGTCCGGCCGCACGATGGTCATGCGCTGCGCCAGCGGCTCGCCTTCGGGCGCGAACAGCGGGCCCAGGCCCAGCGCCCGGTACGAGGCGGCGGAGAGGCCGAGGTCGGCCTGTCGGCGGCGCCACTCGGGTAGCGGCTCGCCCACGATCATGCCTTCGAGCAGCGGCACGTCTTTCGAGAGCCGCGGGTCGGCCGCCATCAAGGCGAGCAGCCGGGCGATCGAGCCCTCCGGCTCGGCGCCGAAGTCGGGCTCGGCGATGGTGTCAGCCTGGATGACGTACTGGCGCGCGGCGTAGCGGATGCCCTGCTCGGCGTTGGCGCCGCGGGTGATGCTGATCTCCTTCGGCCAGAAGGCGATCTCGCGCAGGAGGTCCGACCAGGGGCCGCCGACCTGGATCTCGCGCCAGATCTGCCGGCCGATCATGTTGAGGGCCGTCTCCAGCCCCTCGTCGGTGTGCGGAATGTCGAGGCGCAGCGCCTGGCCGCCACCTTCTTCCGGCGGAATATCGACCTGGACGATGCCGCCGACCGCGATCTCGATGACGATGTTGATGCTGCGCGGCGCGTCGAGGGTGGCCCAGCCCTTCACCTCGAGCTTCTCGTCATCGGTGGAGATCACGATGAAGGGCTTGGCGCCCTGCTTGTTGACCATCTCCTCTATCGGCTGGACCGCCGAGTCGTAGACCCGGCCCTGCGCCAGGGTCTTGTCGACGAGGGCCGCGCCGAGGCAGGTCCGGATGGCGTAGGCGATGATGCTCACGCGTCAGCCTCCGGCGACCAGTTCGAGCTTCATCTCGCCGCTCTCCTGCCCGCCCGTGCTGCTGATCGTGAAGGTCGGCTGGTCGGGCCGGTCGATCAGCACCGCCTTGTCGCCTGCCTTCGGCGCATAGCCCAAGATGGCGATCTGGGCGGCCGAAAGCCGGATGATCTGGGTCGCCGCTGACATCCGCGTCATGCTCTGGAATTTCGAGCCTTCGCGGTTGCCTTCGAGCTCCGTGATCTCGGACTGTGTTTTGTAGCGCCCGACGATCACGACGGGCGCCCGGCTTGGGTCGGCTCCCGCCTGTCCGCGCCAGCCGCCGGTGACGACCTGGGGCAGGATGCGGATGCGCTCGCCGAGTACCGCCTCAATATCCGAGACGGCCTCGGCCCAGAGAGCATCGAAGCCGCGCATGGCGTTCAGCGCGCCTGCCGGCCCTTCGCGGCGTCCGCCACCGCCTGCGGGTCAGGCGCCGAAGTGGCGCCGGAGGCCGGACCCTTGGGCGCGGTGTTGGGCGCGACGGGAACGAGCACGGGCTCGTCCTCGTCGGCCTTGCCCTTCTCACGGGCGGCGCCGGATGCGATGAGGGCCTTGGCCTCCTTCGCGTCCGCCACCTCGAATTCCCCGTTCGGCGCGACGTACTTGCCGCCGGCCTTCACGGTCTGGATTGCGATCATCTTCATGGTCACTTCACCTTCGCTGAGAGGCAGGCGTTGACGCGGTAGGGCACGACAAGCGGCGCCGACTGCAGCATCAGGAAGCGCACGGCCGGGTCGGGCTGGGTCCAGGACTTCTGGTAGTAGTCCGCGACCTGAAAGCCGGCCTGCTCGTCCTTGATGCCGCCGAAGTGCTGGACGCCTTCGAGCCGATCGGAGATCAGCAGGAGGTAGTCGTCGGGCACGTACTTCTGTGTCGACCCGTCGTCGGCCACATAGGAGTCGGCGTAGACCCAGATCCGGAACGCACCGACGTTGCCGATGTAGGTGGCGCCGTACCGGTAGGCATTCGGACCGAGATCGAGCGTCGTCAGCGGCGAACCGCGGTCAGACTCCAGAAGCGCCTTCACATCCGCATTCCTGCGGAACACCGTGAAGACGTTCTGCGCCATCACCACGTCGACCGGCGAAGCGCCCGACGCGTTGCGGACGAGGCCTGACCACTCCTCCAGATCCTCCAGGGGCGTGTCCGTGCCAGAGCCCCACAGATCGGCACCGGTGAGCGTCACGGTCAGCGAAGGATCGCGGCCGAAGTTCACGACGGTCGTCGGGTACTTCTCACCGGCCACCGTGATGGTGCCGGTGCGCAGCGCCGAAGCCGCCATCCACTCCATGCGGCGGCGGACCATGCGGATCTGGTCCTCGCTCTCGGTTTCGATGGTCATCATGCGGATGGCCATCGGGTCGAGGCCGGCCGAGATCGGCATGCCGGGCCGGCGGCGGATCGCCTTACCGTCCTCGAGGACGCGCTTGTCCTTGATGTAGGCCGGGGTGAAGCTGTTGGTCTTGTAGCCGAGCGACTCCACGATCTGCCCCTCGACGAGTGGCGAGACGAAGGGCGCAAGTCGAGCCTTGCCGGTCAGCACGTCGAAATAGACGGCCTCCTCACGCGAGATCGACACCTCGGGAAAGAAGGTATTGACCAGGAAAGTGCCGATTTCCGGCGCGTCGCGCAGGTCGTCGACGACGCGGCCGAGCACCGCGGGCGAGTAAAGGTCCATCGGTGCTACCTCGTGATGCTGGACTGGAGGAGGATGCTGGCGTCGCGCAACGGCTCGCGAGCCGTGGCGGGCGTGACGCCGGTCCCGTAGGTGCAGGCGTTCTCGTCGAAGGTGCCGCCGAAGTAGGCCACGGTGACCTTGTCGCCGGCGCTGGCGTTGCAGTCCTCGGCGAGGATCACGGCAGGCACCTCGGCACCGGTCGGGGCGCCGGTAGCGGCGAGCGAGTACTTGCCGCTCGCGGTGATCTTGCCGAGCACGGAACCGCGCTTGAGGTTCTGGCCGGACACGAGCGTGATCTGGCGGGAGACGGTCGGGCTGAGCACGAGGCCGTCGTCAGGCGTGAAGGTCGCCTCCTGGGTAAAGCTCGCGAGCATATTCAGGCGCTCCTCTTCTGGCGCTTGGCGGCGAAGTACGAGTCGGCGAAGGCAACGCCGTCATCCTGGTTGCCACTCGCCTCCAACCCGACCTGCGGGTTGCCGGCGGCAGCCATGGCCGCGTCGAAGCGATTAGCGGGCTTCGCGGCCTCGGCCTTCGGGAAGGTGCTGAGCAACTGGACGGCCGCCTCGGCGGGCATGTCCGTCTCCAGCGCGATGTGACTGGCCTGAGCCTCGCGGCCCTTGGCCTCGTCGGACGCCAGGATCGTCTTGATGCGGCTGCGAGCGCTGGTGGCGCCCTCCGTCTCGCCGGCCTGTCGACCAGCCTTCTCACCGTCGACGCGCGCGGCGGCGACGGCAGCCTCGTGGGCCTCCGGTGTCATCATGGTGTTGTCCTCTTCCTGGGATGGGCAGCAGTCGTCCGCAAATGCGGCGACGGCGTCGTCCAGCGTGCCGGTGCTGTCAGCCAGCTTGTTCGACACGGCCTCGGTCGCGGTGAAGCAGAGCGCCTCAGTTTGCCGGACCGCCTGCTCTTTCAGCCCGCGATTGCGGGCAACCGTGGTGACGAAGGTCGCGTAGAGCTCGTCGATACGAGCCTGAAACCGGGCCTTCACGTCATCGGGCAGCGCCTCGAAGGCGTTACCGTCGACCTTGTGCCGGCCGGCGTAGATGAAGGTGACCTTCACCCCGGCCTGTTCCATCGCGCCGGACACGTCGTAGTGGGCCGCGACGACACCGATCGAGCCGACCCCGCCGGTGCGCGAGACCACGATCTGGTCGGCTGCAGACGCAATGGAGTAGGCTGCCGAGTAGGCAGCCTCGTGCGCGAAGGCGCGGATCGGCTTGGTGCCTCGCGCCGCGAACATGCGGTCGACGAGATCGAAGTTGCCGGCCACGTGCCCGCCGGGGCTGTCGCAGATCAGAGCGATGCCGCGCACGGTCGGATCGGCCAGCCCGCGATCGAAGGCGCGCTGAATGTAGACGTAGCCCGTGGCCCAGCCGCCCAGCGCGAACGAGAAGTCGTGCAGCAGGACACCTTTGACGGGAATCTGCAGCACGCCGTCGCGCACCACGTAGGGGCGATAGGCGGCGCGCCAGTCGTCGGGTGCCGGCCAAAAGCCATCTTCCGCATAGGCGTTGGCCTCCAGCATCTCGGCCGCACGCGGATGCGACGCGGTGGCTGTAAGGCAGCCCTCGAACCATTCGCGCATCTCGGGCGCGACAAGAGAGGGCCGGGACGCGAAGCGCGCCAGCAACGGGTTCGACATACGTCCTCGCTGTCAGTCGCTGCCCGCCACCGCGAGCCTGGTGTCGGCGGCGATCTCGGCCGCCGCGATACGGGGATTGGCCATGTGCGGCAGGGGGAGGCCGAGCTCCTCGGCCATCGTGTTCTCGCGGGCCATCTGCTCGAGCTGCTCGCGCCAGTCTCGCCCCTGCTCGGCGCACTCGTCCGCCATCGTAGAGATGCCGGCATCCATGCGGGCCTTGGCCGCGAGGGCTTCCTTGAGCGGATCCACCCAACCGCGGCCGGCGAAGGTGAAATTGCAGCGTGTCCAGGCCAGCTGGTTTGGGTAGTAGTCGTTGGGGGTGCAGTCCGGGATCTCGCCACGCTGGACAGCTTCCTCGAACCAGAGGTCGAACAGCGGCATCAGCCAATGGTCGGTCAAGAACTGCCGGACCGAGAGGAAGTAGCGCCAAGCCTCCAGCAAGGCGGCCCGGGCCGACGAGTAGTTGGACTTCGAGAAGTCCTTGCTGGTCAGCTCGTAGCCGAGGTTGAGGCCGGCACCGACCTGCTTCAGCACGGTGGTGAAGAACTGGTCAAAGCTCGCGGCATTTTGGTTGTTCGGCGAGAAGGCCTTCAGCGACGTGCCGGGCGGCATCGGGATGATCGCCCCGCCCCGCATCTGCACGCGCCACTCGTTGATCGCGTCCTGATAGTTAGAAAAGGCGGCGCTGGGATTGTCGATGCCGCCGGCCTCACCGCCCATCATCTCAACGATGGAGGCCTGATCGAGCGGGGTCTCGAGCGCCCCGAACACAAGAGAGTTCAGGACGGCGAGGCGGACCTGCTCCAGACCGTATTTATCCAGCATCTTGAACTGGCGCGCGACCGCCGCGACGATCGACTTGCCCCTGGTCTGACCGACGCGCTCGCTCTCGTAGACGTGGAGCACACGGCGGCGGCCGAAGGCTTGATAGGCTGGGATGCGCTCCCAGGATCCTGCCGAGAAGGCCGACCGCATGCTGAACGCATCGCCCGGGTGGGACTTGCGGATGTGGTAGGCGACCGCAGCCGTCGTGACCGGATCGATCTCGATCCCACCCCGCAGAGTCTGCGTGTCAGCCTGGCCATATGGATTGGACAATCGCGCTGGATCGATGAGCTGGACGCAGGTGTTCCAGCGCGAGTTGTTCCGCTTGGTGTAGAGCGGCAGTGCCAGTCCCTCGCCGTTGGCCGCGAAGGTGCGGGCGAGGAGGCGGGTAGAGACGTGACCGTTGTAGCGGAGGCCTGCATCGAACCAGTCGGTGTCGAAGAACGATCCGAACTTGCTCTCGACGATCTGGGACCACTCCGCGACCCACTCCGGCGACTTGCCGAGGGCGATGCGATCCGGGTTCGGCTTGCACCGGATACGTGGCCCGATGACGTTGTCGACGAAGGTGCGCTCGGCGCCAGCAGCGATACCGTTGTTGCGGGAGAGATCATCGACCCTGGCGTTGATCGTGTCGAGCTCGGGCAGGAGCGCTGCATCCGGCGAGATGCGATAGTTGCTCCAAGACGCCATGTCGCGCGCGGCGAGCGAAGCAGCATGGTGCGCGGTCTCGACCTCGGACACCGACGACATCGCCGTCCGACGGACGGAGACGCCACCGCTGATGCCCGGCCGTTCCCGGTGAATCCAGGGGATGTTCGCCGCCATCAGAAGCTCAGATGGATCGGCGCGCGACGCGGAACTCGAACGCCGACCAGCCCGGCGATTTGATCGCGGAGAGTGGCGATGTAGATCTCCAGCTTGTCCTGATTGACCTTGGCGTAGCGCACAGTGCTACCGTCCTCGGTAATCAACTCGACCGCGTGACCGGTCGCCACCTTGTGCAGGGCATCCTCAGCCTGAGAGAGGCGGAGGCTCAGGGTCGCGAGATCGGCCATGGCTCTCACCTCAAAGGTAGGGGTCGTGGGCTAGGGTGACGCGAGGCCCCGCACTCCGCACTGGCTTTGCGGGGCCAGCCTCAGCCTCGCCTGACAGGCGGGCAACGCGTGCATCGAAATTGACCGTGCGCATCGTGTAGCGGGCCGCGAAAGCGTAGACAGTGGCGTCGAGCGCCTCGGCCGCCTCGTTCCGGATCCGCTCGAACTTCCTCACCGGCCGGCCGGCCACGCGCCGGACGACACGCCGCTCTGAGCAGAGCTGAGCGAACCACGACATCGGCAGGCTCGCCGAGAACCTGATCTGGTCCGGGTAGCGCGCGAGCTTCGTGAGCAGGATCTGCTTGATTTCGTCGACGCCGACGATCCAGAGCCGTCCTTTTCCACTGGCCGCGCCGCCGGAGATTTTACCCTTCGATTGCTCGACCACCGGCCGGCGGCCCCACATGCCCTTGATCGCCATGACCCCGCGCGAGAGGCGCGGCCAGCAGAAGGCGTAGACCGCCTCGACTGTGCCGCCGTCGCTCGAATCCACGCAGGTCGCCTCGATCCCGACCTTGGCCCCAAGCGGGTGCTTCCAGCGCTGGAGCAGCAGCTCGTCGAGCTCGCGCCAGACGTGCCCCTCGAGGGTGTTGCCCCAGATCACGAAGTGGCCGAGCGCGTAGGCGTTGCCGCCTCGGTCCCAGCCGTAGACCACCGCTTCGAGCCGATCCGGTTGAACGTCGACACCGCAGGTCAGCAGCAGGACCGCCTCGGGGAGGTCGAGCGCCTCGCCATCTGGCGTCTGCACGTTTAGGCCGAAGGCCTCAGCCCGCGTGGCGAGCGCGTCGGGCGTGGTAACGTCGACGCTCTCCGACCAGGCCTCGCCGAGCAGCGTATTGCGGAAGGTTCGGAGGCGGTCCGGATCGTCGTGGATCTCGATGTACTCGGCCGCGAGCGCGGACCAAGATGCGTTCACGTGCGGCGAGATCAGCGCTGAAAGGGCGAACCCGGCATGCCCCTCGACCTCGGGCTTCGTGGCGCGCCAACGACCGTTGGCGACCATCTCCGCCTTGTAGCGCTCCGGGATCAGGACCCCGCAATTCGGACAGGCCCAGGACGCCGTCTTCGGCCGGTGAGTGATCACCGTGCCCTGCGCGTCCCGATCCTTCTCCCACTCGATCTGCGACCATTTCGGCTCGGCGAACTCGGAGCATTCGACGCAGCGGATCTCGTAGACCCTTCGGTCGCTCGCCTCGTACTCGCGGCAGATCGTGGAGGTGTCGGCGTCCGTCGGCGTCGAGCCGCGGATGATCTTGCGGTTCGGGAACGAGAGCGTGCGCTTGATCGCGAGATCGAGCGCATCACCTTCGTTCGTGACCTCCATCGCGTCCTCCTCGTCGATGAGGAGGATGCGGACAGTGTGAGCGCGCAGGTTCCTGGGCGAGCGAGCCGCGACGATCTTGAGCGAGCCGCCGGGGAAGCGGCGGTGGCGGATCGTGTTGCGGCCGGTCTCATCGGCCGCAGTGGACAGGATGCCGGCGACCGAGGGCGTCGCGTCGAAGATGGGCTCCAGGTCGGAGACGATGTAGTTGCGGCAATCGTCTTCGGTGGGCAGCAGCGTCAGAAGCGGCGCCGGCTCGTTCGCCACGTAGCTGGCCGTCGCCCCCGTGAGCAGGGTCGTGTAGCCGACGCGGACGCATTTGCGCACCGTGACGCGCTCAAGCATCGGGTCGGTGATCGCGTCGGCGATCTCTTTCTGGAACGGCCAGAGCCGGACGGGCCCAGGCTTCGCGGCCAACCCCTCGGGCAGGCGCATGTGCCGTTCGATCCACTGTGACAGCGGGAGGCGGGGCGGCGGCCGAAGCTTCTGGAAGCTCGCGCCCTGCCTGCGCTCATGCAGCGGCTTCATCTGCAATCGCCGTCATCACGTCCCGCACGATCCGGTCGATGACCGAGACGTCGTGCTTCGTCAGGTGGCTCAGCTCCAGCGCCACGTCGCCGGGAATGGCGAGCAAACGCGCTCGGAGCTTCACGATCTCGTCGTCCCAGCGCCGACCGGCGACCTCGGCATCGATCAGGCGGCCCTGAGCCTCGGCGTGTGCTTGGTCACGCTGCCAGGTCTGAACGATCTTCTCGGCCGTGCGGGCATGGTTGAAGGTGAGTGAGCCATCCGTCTCGACGCCCTCGGCCATGAGGATCTCGCGGATCCGCGTGGTGGCGAGCTGCGCCTCGGCAGAGGCCTGGGCGACGATGGCGGCCGGCGGAGCGTCGCGTTCTCTGTTCTCTGGCTCGTGAACGGGCGTGAACGCGCCCGGCTGGCGGGCCGGATCGGTATTGGCGGCGAGCGCCGCGCGCACCGCGTCGAGGTCGAACGTGCCGTCGGCGCGCTTCGGGATCTGCCCCTTGGCGGCCAGCTTGTGCAGGCCAGACTTCGCGCGCCCCAGCTGCCGGGCCAACTCGCTGAGGCTGAGGCCTTCAGCCATGGGAAATCCTGCTGTTCACCCCAAAAATCGAGGCTGTAGAGGGTCAAAAGTCGGGAGCAACTCTGCCCGCAGAGGGTGGGGGTGCCCAGGGAGGACCCGCAGGTTCCATTCGTTGCTCAAATGTCACGCTTCGAGATGTCTACAGCCCCGGCATGCCCATCAGGAACTCGATCTCATGGCTGACGCGCTTCTCCAGCTCGTCGCCCATGACCTTGTCGAAGGCTGCGGCCGTCGCGCCCTGCAGCATCTCGTCGGGGATGTAGACGCCCGAGTTCTGAAGCTGCGCCTTGCCGCGCCAGGCGTGGCCGGCCGAGACGTTCTTGAAGACGTGGCCGCCCATCACCGGGCCTTTGCGGTTCGGGAAGCGCCCGCCCTTCGTGAACGTCCCGGCGAAGAGCTG